AGTTTAGCACTCTGCACATCGCCATCTACTTTGGCTGGTTGTTCCCATGCAGGAGTTCCAGTGGCTCGTTCCCAGGGTGCTGATTTAGAAGTATTGCCTTCTATCTCATCTGCTGCTTTGATTTGACTGCGAGCTTTGATTGAATCCATTAGTGAACTCTGTGGCTTGTTATAGCCCGTTCCCTCATCGCCACCTTCGTCTGTAATACGCATGGTTTCAATGTTGTACTCTAGGTCAATCTTTTGTCCTACACCCGTTGATGAGCGTGACTTCATACACTGGATCTGATACTTGCCACGCTCTTTCATAGCCCGACTTGTAAAGATACCAAATACATTGTCCGCTGTATTAATCTTACTGATACCACCACTAATATGACTGTGATCAAATTCAATCTCCTCTACGGCACTTCGATTCAGCTGTGACGCTGTGACCATTAACACGCCCAGTTCCTTGGCCAAGTTGCGCAATTCCTCACTCACATACTTGTCTTTAACAAACAAGTCATTGGGACTGACCTTGGCACTTACAGGCATCAACAAGTCCAAGTAGTCAATCATCATAAAGTCTACTCGGATACCTGTTTGGATCTGTACTTCTTTAATATAACTGCGAATATCATTGATGTTGCTCTGTGCTGGCAACGCTTTCACACGATACTGTCCAGACTTCTTGCCCACTAACATGACCTTCATTGTGGTTGTGTCAATGTCCTTGCGAATGTCTTTAGTGCTCATCTGCGTTAACATAGCATCTGTACGCAAACTAGTAAGCTCTTCACTAAGTTCTAGTGTAATGTACACACCACTAAGTCCTTGTTGTAACCAGTTCAACGCAATGTTCATCATCACAAGCGACTTGCCTGATCCTGAACCGCCTGCAAAAATGTTTAGTTCTCCACGACTAAATCCACCATACAACAATCGGTCCAGTTGTGGCCAACCTGTTGAAACTTGTCCGCCTGAGTTGAAGTATTTGTTGATACGAGCACTAGGGTCAGCAAAGTAGTCTGTGCCCATGTCCTTGGTCAAACTAATCTGTACTGCATCCTTGATTAGTTTTTCAATGGGATCAAAGTCGCCAGCCTCTAATAAATCTGCTGCCTTTAATACAGCACGTTCAATTTCTTGTCGTTTAGTAAACGATTCAAACTCGCCCATGAACCAATCAAAGTGTCCGTCGTTCAAGTCAGGCACTGGTTGTAGTTTGATTCCTGTAGTAGCACTAATTTGCAGACGGTCTGGCATGGTCTTGTGCTTGTCACTGTGTTCTTTAATAAACTCAGCCGCTGGTCGTAGACTTTTGTCAAAGTTTTCTGGTTTGTAAATGTTGGCAACACGCACATAAGCTGTGGCGTCTTCCAACATCATTTCTAAAAATAGTCGTTGGACTTCAAGTCCGTAATCTTTTAGCAAGTTGTTTCTTCCTTATTTCTATCTTGATTTTACTTGTTTCTCTTGATTGCATTATAGTCAGCAAGGTACCAAGTCGACCCAACTCTACCACAGCATCGTTTACATCTTTGATATGCGCTGGCCAGTTGGGTATGCTCACAGCCCATCCTAGTTCCACAGCACGATCAATTAGTTCTAGGCCAGACTGGTCTTGGTCTGGCACTACTGTTATTTGTTTTCCTAGACTGCGTATGAGTCTAGCCTGTCCATCGCTGATGGTGTTGTGCATCACAGCAAGGCCTCCGATGCTGAGCGCATCAAATATACCTTCCATTACTAACGCATGGTCCCAGGATTTGTTTTGTAGATCTGTGCCAAACACATAGTTAGGTTGGCTGTCGGATATGTACTTAGGCGTTTTGTTGTCGAGAAATCTACAAGTATAACCCACGATCCGGTCATTATGGGTAAACGGGATTACCACATGCGGCCTAGTCCAGTGAACGCCGTCAGTTTGTAGCTGTACCATGACAGGAAAGTCTTCTGGCACCTTTCGGGACCGCACATAGTCTCTGTAGCTGCCTTCATCCGTCAACAGTTCGGCAAACGGAGGCAAGTCACGTTCTTCAAACTCAATGGCACTTAGTGTGTTAAAGACCTTTTGTCGATCTTCTAATATGCCATTGATGCTTCTGTGACGCAGGCTTTCTAAGTTAAGATGATCAATTTCTGAATCAGGTACACCTATCCAGCTCAAGAGCCTGCGGGCTTTGAAGCTTACAGTGCGGCCAAGGATAAAGCTGGCAGTGTATCCACAGTTGAAGCAGTGATAACTCCAACCTTGTTCTGAGGCTTTGAGTCCACCACGCTGCCGTATGTCAGAGCTATTGCCATTATGAGTGCAACAAACCGCATTGAAACTAATCCAACCGCTGGGAGTTTGTTTTCGTTTGCTGGGTAAGTAGGAGACAATGTCTAGCATCTGTATAGTATAACAGATTCGTTGACAAAGATCAATCAGCGATACATCAAATTGGTAACAGTACCGTTGTTTATGACAACATTGGCATACACAGGATTACCAAACGTGATTGGCAAATACCCTGAACCGCCATCGGTCACTGTGATAGGACCGATGCCGCCGTCGCTGCCCAATGAGGCAACGGCCTTGGCTCCTGCACCATTGCCCACAATCACCACATTTGGCGGAGCAATATAATAGTATCCTGAATTGTTTACTGTGATACCTGTGACCACTCCGTCTACAACCGTGGCAGTGGCAGTGGCTCCCCAACCTTGACTTTGATTTAAAGCCACACGGATCAGGGGATGGAATCCTGCAACATTCAAATAAATGGTTTCTGTAGTGTTTAAGTATTGTGTGGAATCAGTGACGTCGTACCAGGGTGCCTGATAGTCCTGTGCGCCTTGCGCTTTGATTGTTCCTGTGAAATGATGCAGGTCCATTTTGATTGTGGTCAGGCTGGCACCGTTGGTGGGTATTTCACTGGAATAAAATTCTGTAGTCTGTGTATAGTTTATGGGTTGCGGGGTCAGTGCCCAGTCAGGCCATCCGCTGGGAGGATTCTGTGGCCAAGAACTTGGTCCATAAATTGTGGGAATGGTCAAGTTGGCGCTGTCCTGAAACTGCGGCAGTATGCTGTCTACAATGTTGCAGTCTGCTCGAGCCTGGCTATTGGCATCAGTATACACCGCTTGCACGTAGTTTCCTGATGTGCGTTGGATGCTGTAGCTAGCCGGTTGTGCTATCAAATCAATTGTGTCTTCGTCGGTTAACACCACTTTGACTCGGCCTGTTGCAGCACTGAGTATTTCCATCTCTTTGCTGAGCAGTAATTCATCGCCATTTTGGCTGATCAAACGGAACACAAATGTGCTGCCTGTAACGTTTACAGGCTTTTGATCTTGGTTGATAAATTCAAAGAGTAGAACATTATCTACACCTTTGTTAACGGTTAATTGTTTTGCGTACACTGGGTCGTACCTCGCTGTGAAATAGCCACCACTGGTGTCAATCAATAATACTCTGGTAATTTGCTGATATAAGTAAGCAGTGGTTGAATACATAGGATCCTCGACAAGTATTTATGGGTAACAATATTTTTGAAAAACTCACGGAAAAGTATCCGTTTGTTACGCTTTGCGTTTATGCCAACACTGAGTACGTTGGCATAGTACAAAACAGGGACGACACTGTTACAACCATCTACGACTTTGGCACTGTACTTGCACAACAGGACAAACTGCAGTTTTTAGAGTTGGCCAGCACTTGGTGGTGGGAAAGCAACCGCAGTGTGCCTATAAACATATTCTTGCGCGGAGATTGGGACAAATTCCGTTACACTCTGCGGACATTTGTCAACAAGGATCTAGATATCATACATGGGCCTGCGTGTAGCCTGTTAGACATAGCCCGCAAAAAAACCAAACGCAAATCAATTACACTTGTGCGACGCCTTGATTGAGCAGATTCATGTGAAGTGCAACCAACACGGCATAAGACAAGCTGTGTGACTTCTTAAATGTGTATCCTTGACTGTCGTCCCCGTCCCACACACTTGCAAACACATCTGTCCAGGGTTGATTTTGCAAGTGTGCCTTGCCTGGTCTAATAATTGATATAAA